CGCCCGAGCCCCCCGGACTTTCGGGGTGCGGTGATCCTTGTTGTCCCGCTCGAGCAGATGGAACGGGCCGGTAGCTCGGATGAGCACTGTGGTCCGCCCGGTGATGTCGTACCGAACCCCGATCTTCGCGCCCTTCTTTCCGACCCCCCGCAACTTCCCGTTGTCGACACCGGCGGCCTGCATCTGAGCCAGAACGGACGTTTTCACGGTCAGACCCGCGATCTCCGCCATGCGCCGTTCGAGGGTGTGGAGCTCCCCCTCCATCTTCGCTGTCTTCTCCAGGAACCGCAGAACAGTGTCGGCCATCAGGCGGACATCACGGTCGACAGATGGAACGTCACAGCCCCGTACATGTTCTCCCCCGCCGTGACCGTCCCGTATCCGTCGATCGTGTCGACCGTCACGAACTCCGACCCGCCAGCCGCTGTCTCCAACGCGTCGACGACCGACCCGGTCGTCCCGATCGACGCGTACCCGTCCAGCGCGTCCTGCGCCGACGGCCAATCCGCACACTGCACCAGGACCAGCACGGTGAAGCGGACGTCGCAGGAACCACGATCGAACGACGAATGGACCGTCACCGTGTCGGGTTGCACGATGGCGCACGGCACCTCCGGTTTCGCTGGCACCGTGTCATACACCTGGAGGCCGCTGATGGTGGCGAGCCGGGTTTTGAGATCGTCCCGGATCGTGGCGAGGTTCATGCGACGAGCACAGGACGATACGGATCGAGGAGCAACACGACGTCCGAATCCTCCCGGGACGTGAGCCGGACAGGGCCGAAATCGCCGAACCCGGCAACGCCCTGCGGGCTGTCCTTGCGGCTCACAAGCCGAGCGGCTTTGAGGCGACAGGCGTAGGAAACCGGATCGGGCACAGCCGGCCACCCCCACTTCGCCGTGACCTGCACCCGGTCGGAACGACCCGTGGCCGTCGCCACCGGAAAAACGAGAGAACCGATAGCTCGGATCTCAGTCCACGGTTCCGCCTCGGGGAACACGTTCGGGGCCTCGACCGGGCGCAACTCGTAGTCGGTCGTCGCCCAGGTCGTTTCGAACGTGCCGTCGCCGGCCGGGTCGGTCTTAATGATCAGGCCGGTGGTGGTGCCGATCCCGTCGGGCACGGCGAGGGATGTTGTGCTGGTGGCGACGAAGGTGCGGACGACGACGGTCGGGTCGACCCAGAAGCGTCGGCCGCAATAGTTGTCGATCGACCGAGACGCCGCGTTGATCGCCGCTTCCATCAGCTCGTCGGCCGGGGTGGTGGGCGCACCCATGAACGTGCGGAGCAGAGCGAGGGTCGTGTAGCCGTTCGTTACCGTCAAGGCTTCACCGCCAGTGCGTAAATGTCTCCACGGTCCTCGTGAACTTCGATCTCGGTGTCTTTCCAGCCGACCAGCCACGCCGCCAACGATGTCTCCTCGACGTTGCGGTAGAACTCGCCGGTCCGGAGTGGTCCGCCGTCGACGGCGGAGTGGGCTCCTCGAGGGGGACAGGCGGCGGTGAGGATGAACACGCCGCCTGGTCGGAGGGCACCCCAGGCGGTAGCGACGAACCCGTCCGGGTCTGTGACGTGTTCGAGTACCTCGGTGCAGACCACGGCGTCGTACCGTTCGTCAGGCCGGTAGGTGGTGGCGTCGGCGACGATGTCAACCTCGGGGCCCGGGCAGATATCGACCGACAGGTAGCGGGCCCCGGGGAAATAGGGTCGCACCGTGCCGTTCACCGCCCGGCCCCCGAGCTCCAACACCGACTCGAACGGGCCGAGCCGGGCGGCGGTGACCGCCACGAACGACGCCGCGGCCAGATGCATCAGACACCCCACCGTTCAGCAAACAGTTTCTCGTCGGCTTCGACCTGGGCGATCCGTTCCGGGTCCTCGACGGTGGACCGCAACGGGTCGAGATGGCGGGCGTGGCAGCCACCGACACAGACGGTGTGTTTCCCGGCGGCTCGCACCCGACGTTCCAGGTCACTGTCGGCGTACCACCACTGGTATCGCTCATCGAGGCGCAGGCCGGCCTCGCCCCGGAGCATGAACGCCCAGCCGCTCATCGTCTGCCCCGACTTCTTCTCGGTGGTGGTGGGGACGACTTCGCCGGGGGCCAGGTCGAGGCCCCGCCAGTTCGGATAGGCGATCCAGTTGTCATCATCGGAACGCAACCCGACGGCGAGCTGGGCGCAGAACCCGGCGCCGACCTCGACGTCGTCGTTGATGACGAGAACGTTGAACGGCGACCCTTCGGCGGCTTTCTCGGCCATGTCGAGGCCGGTGTTCCACATGCGGTGTAGCGGCCAGCCATGCGCCTCAATGACCCCCGGCGGCGGGGTGGTGTAGCCGTTGTCGAACACGAACATGTCGGTGACCTGCCCGGCGAGCTGGGAACGGAGGGTGGCCAGCATCTCTGGGCGGTCTTTGCTGGCGACGACGGCGTAGGTGGGAACGGCGGCCCGGGCCTGGGAGATACCGGCCTGGGTGTCGAACGCTTCCCGGTCCAAGAAGATCCCGCCCTTGTCGTGGGTGGTCCCGACGCCGGTGTGGACGAACACGGGGATGTCGACGGCGGCGAGCCGCACACAGAACGACAAGTCTTCGGAGAAGGTGGTCGGCCCGGTGGGGTGGGTGACGGGGTCGAACCAGTGGTCGCCGTACTTCTTGCGGACGGCGTCGAGGGCGTTGCGGTGGACGAGCATGCAGGCCGCACCGGTCGCCGACACCTCCATCAACGTCTCATCGGACGGGAGGTCGAGGATCGATTGGAACCCGACCTCCCCGCCGGTTTCGATCCACCGGTACGCCGACGGGACGATCACGTATTTCTCGCCGTGGAACACGCCGGGCCGGTCGCGACGCAAAGCGAAGCAGAGACCGCCGACCACTGGGCGGGTGTCAGGGTCGGCGGCGGCGATCAGCTCGTCGACGGTGGTGGGGCCGAACCCCATGTCGGAGTCGATCATCCACAACCATTCGCAGTCGGTGGCGTCGAGGAATTTCTCTGCCACTTCGTTGCGGGCGGCGACGACGCCGCCGGCGGCGCAGAACTTCGGGAGCTGGCGGACGAGCCTGTGCGAACCGATGGTGGCGTCAACGAGGTACAGCTCGACGAGTGACAGGCCGAAACAGGCCGACCATTCCCCCGGGTGGAGAAACCCGACGGCGACCGACCCCGGATTCATACAGTTTTCCTCGGTCGGCCAGGACCACGTCGCTTCTCCCCCGGCGCTGCCGTGGCCTGCTCGATCGCCACCGACTCCACGATCCCGCCGGAGGTGTCCGGAGGAACGAACGCCCAGGCGTAGGCCTGGACGAGCGGGTCGCCCGGGTCGTAGTCCATCGCCGGGTCGAGCACATGGAGCCCACCATCATCGGGGTGGCGCACGATGACGGGCGCATTCGGATGCGGCATCAGGCCTCCAGGTTTCGACGGGGGTCAACAAACCAACCGATTGAAGTTGGAACGGCACCGAGGTAGATGCACGCCTTTATCAACCGCTTCGGATCATCCTTAGCGTTGCCGAGCAGAAGGTTGCAGGCGTGACACAGAATTCCTCGGATGCACTTCCGGCAGCCGTACTGACCGGGACAGCACATGTGGTCGTGGTCCAAGTGCCATGTACCGTGCCCCCCAGGCTCGGGATCGTCACACGACCCGCACCGATTGCCCTGTGCCGCGAGCATGGCATCGAACTCAGCGACGGTCAGCCCATGCTTGCCTAGCTTCTTCGCTCGGTTGTATCCCGGCCGTGCCGCCAAAAAAGCCGCGGCGTAGGCTGCTTGGCAACTTCGACACCGAAGAGACTTCGGCGTCCACTGCTCAGGGCCGACCATTTTCTTACATGTGCCGCAGCGCCGCGACCCATCTGCCGCCGTGGCAGCGGCTATGCGTCGCCACCGCAAGACATCCTTCTGCTTGTCGTGGCACGCGATGCTGCACGTCGCCTTCCGCGTGTTGTCCGTCATGAATGAGCCCCCGCAGTAATCACAACCTCGCTCGACCGGGATTGAGAGCCGACCCTTCATTGGGCACCTCCTAGACAGGAGCAGGTACGTCGACGAGGCCCGGGGCGGTCTAGGCGCCCGGACCTCGTCGACAACTACGGCAGTTGCTACGCCGAGGTCTTGTCGACCAAAAGCGCGAACGCTGCCACGTTCGTCACGTCACTCCCGTTGCGCCAGGTCGCGTACCAGCCGCGGCGGCCGTCGGGGAGGTTGGTCGTCGTATTGAACAGATGGGGGATGTATTCCACGCTCATGCCACCGGGCCGGTCCACGATCACGAACTGGGAGAAGTCACCGATGAGGATCTCCTGGTCGAGCGCGGTGGTCGTCTGGGCAGTCGGAGCGTCATCTGACTCGACGACCGGCTTGCCGAGGATCCGACCGGCAGTGCCGTCGCGGAGGTCACCGGAGTAGCTGGCGGAAATGGCCGTACCGAGAGCCTTGACCGCCAGCGAGTACAGCGGGTTCGCGACCCACGTCGAACCATTCCGGTAGCGGACAGGAACCGCCTTGTAGAGGGCGTGGATGTCGACGAGGCCGATCGTGGCGGCCGTGGTCGACGTGACCCGGCTCGCGGTCACAGCAGCGACCGCAGTGAAAACGCCCTTCGGTTCGGTGGTGCCGGCACCGGTGGCGTGCGCAGCGCCCTCCAGCCTGTCCTTCGCGTCCGCGAACATCATGAGCAGGTCGCTGGCCAGGTTGGCGATGTCCTCCGAAGCGGAGATCGACGCTTGGACGAACGCCTGCGCACGGACCGTGGGGATGCTCGGCTGCCCGAAACTGGGGCTGTCATCCGAGACCTCAACAATCTCGCCGTCCCAACTGGCAGTCACGCCAGCGGATGTGATTCCGTTCCAGGCGGGTTGGCCGTCGGTGAGGGTGACGACCCGGGCAATCTTGCGGATCTCGTTGGTCGACATGGCCGACGTCAAAATGATTGTGGGATCGAGATGAATGGGAAGCAGGAACTTGCCGTTGGCGTTAGTGGTCACGCCGAGGACTGTGCGCTCCTCCGGGGTGAGTGCGAACTCTCGGTGGGTGAAGACCTTGGCCCAGGCCGAGGCGTAGTCGTCGGTGGAACGGACGATGACGCTGCGGGCCCAGTCGCGATCGGCGCTGTGCCGCTTGAGCAACGAGCGGACGTGACCCATGTTGTCGGCGTCAACCTTGTCTTCAAGCGCGCGGGTGGCTGCGTCGGCGAGCTGCTTCGACGTGGCCGTTCGGTCCTCCATGACTTCCATGGGGTCCCGCTTGATGTTGATGTTGGGGACGGTACGGGTGCCGTCGCCGTGTTCAGCGGCGCCGGGCCGGCTCAGGGAGTCGGCGATCGTGTTGCGGGCTTCCATGGTGGTGATCTTGGAGCGGGTGTCTTCGAGGGTGACGACGAGGCCGTCCCACTCGGTCTGCTCGGTGTCGTCGAGGGAACGGGCTTCGGCGCCGGTGTGGAGTTCGTGCATCCGGGCCTCGGTGGAGGCGAGGAGTTCGCGGAGTTGTTCGAGATTCATGATGCCTTTCGGAAGGCGAAGGACCGGAGGAACGCCGAGCGTTCTCCCGGTGTAGCTGTCGAGGTGGCCTCCTGGCCGGCGTCGATGTTCTGTTCAACCGAGGTGCCCGGCGGGGCGGCGTCGGCTGGTGGTTCGATTTCGGAACGCAGATCGGCGATGAGTCGTTGCCGGTCGTCGTCGGGGAGATCGGCGAGGAGCGACCTCACCCCGACGGAAGTGGACTGGTAGGCGGGGAACACGACGGGGCCGAGCTCGAACAGCTCGACCTCGTTGATCGTCCGTGTCGGAACGATGCCCGGATCGCACCGGTCGGGCTCGGCTGGATCCCACTCTTCGCGCAGGACCCGGAACCGGAACGACATGCCGTCGATGGCGCCGGAGGCGATGGCCTGGCGGATCGGTTCGACCCTGGCGTTGTCGTGCATCCGGGCCCGGACGAACAGGCCGTGGCGGTCCTCGCGGAGTTCTTCGACGGCGCCGATGGGGACGGAGCCGGTGGCGGCGTCTCGGCCATGGTCGAACTGAAGGACCGGCTTGCGTTCACTGATCGTTTTGGAGAAGGCACCCCGTTCGATCTTCTCGTCGAACTTCCCTTCCCACGAGTCGATCCGGGTGGTGTCGCCGAAGACGGCGCCGTAACCCTCGAGGGTGAACCCGTCGCCGGTGTCGTCGGCGCGGAAAGGAGCGGCGCGACAGACGTTGTTCTTGGGTGCCTTCATGGTGTGCTCCCGTGGGGCTCTGAGAGGAGGAGGGCGGCGGCGAGGAGAACGAGGTGGTCGTCTTCTCGGGGTTCGCCCACATGGGTCAGGATGTCGGTGCGGCTGGTCGTCGTGGCGTGGCCGTGGCGGGCCAGCAGATCGCCGCTGATCGTGGTGGAGGTTCGGGTCTCACCCTGGCCGCTGGCGAGAAGCGCGGCGGCCATGACGTGGTGGGTGCGTTGGACGCCTTCGGTGCCCCAGGTGAGGATCGTGACTTTGAGGCGGAGGACGGACCGGCCTTCCCGGTGGCGGGGACGGCCGGGGTGGGCTGGGGACCAGACGGGGGCAGCGAACCCGCCGCCGACAGGGGGCTGTTCGGGTGTGACAACGGCGGCGTCGGCGTATCCGCCGGCGTATCCGCCGGCGTAGGCCATCTACGGGTGTCTCCCCGCCCCGGAGGAGAAGGGCGGTGCGAGCCCTGGTTCCGGGGCGGGAAGCTCTCTTGTCGGGAGATATTCAACCGGCGATATGGTCGGGTGGGCGGCCATCAGATGAGCATCAGTCGGAACCACGGCAGCGAAGACGAGAAGGCCGCGTAGATCCAGTCGATCTCAACGGCGCCGTCGTAATAGGCAGCGACGAAAATTCGCTGGCCGGGCGCGCTGGCCGCTGCGGGTGGATATTGGCATCTCGCCAGCGGATCGAGGTTCTGGGTTGCGCAGTTGTACCGATAGAAGTTTCCCGCCAGTGTGCCGTTGTCGTTGGTGTAGATAATGCCTTTGTGTGCCACGTGATTGGCGCCAGCGGTAAATGTGACGTTCTGGCGGTTGTAGGTGATGGGGCCCAGCGCCCAGGTGTTCGACGGGATGTCGTAGACGTCGAGCACGTTCCCGGCGCTGCCGCGGAAGGAGTAGAGGCGGCGGCCGTTCAGGATGGCGTTCTCGATGGTAAAAGTGGCGTCGGCCGAATCGGAAATCCAGTTCAGAGAGAGCCCGGAGCCAGCGGCCGCCGCTCTCGCCCCGCCCGGAGCGACAGTGATCCAAGTGTCACCGGTCGCCTGCGCGTTGGCCGACAGACCGGCGATCCCGCTGATGGCGTAGCGGAACATGGTGACGGCGTTGTTGCCGATGACCCAGATCCAGTCGTCGTTGCCTTCGATGACGTAGACCGAGGTGGCGTCGGGGTTCGTGGTCCAGTTGGCCGACACGGTGAGGACCGTGCCGGTGTTCGAGTTGATGGTGCGGATCTGGCCGGCGCCCGTTCCGGAGACGATGCGGACTTGATAGTTGGCCCACTGGTTCGTCGCCCACGCCTTGCCCGAGTTCGTGAGCGTCGCGGCGGCTCCGGCGGTCGCTGTGCCGGAGGCGATGGCCCCGGCGAACCCACCAACAGCAGAGGTAGAACAGAGACCTGCGGTAGCGATGCAGGCCCCGTCGGTGCCCCATGCCGCCGCTGGCCCTGAGGTAACTGACTTGGCCGTCCAGGCGTTGGTAGCGACGTCGTAGTACTTCCAGGTTACGGAGCCGCTTGCGGCGGCGAGGAACCAGAACCGGCCGGACATGACCTGAAACACCGACGTGTTGTCGAAGCCGGTGCCGACGGCGGCGAAGGTGATGACAGCGTTTGCCCCGTAGGTGTTGGAGACGATCGTGACTTCTTGGCCTGCGCCGGTCCCAGCCGTACAGCGCATCTTGTATCCGACGAGTGAGCCGGGAATCGTCAGCGTCGAGGTGGCAGTGGTCGTTGACCCGGCTGAAGCGGTGAAGGACGGGCCGTAGGGATGGAAGCAACCGCAGGAACCCTGGAAGACGGAACCGAGGGTGCCCGATGGGATTTGGAGCCAAGCATCTTCACCGATGTTGTAGAGATAATGGACCGTACCCGATGACACGTAGAGCGCCATCGGTACGGGCCAGTTCGGAGGTGACGCCACGATTGCCTGGCCATTAGTCGATGTCACAGGAAGCGGATTAAGAGGCTCCCATTGCTTCCGGTCGAGGATCTTGCGGAGGTTTACGGCTGTCGTCATGTCAGCTCACCGCGATCGCTGCTCGGAGGGGCGACACCATCTGCTGCATCTGACTGACTTGATCGAGGGCGGCGGAGTTGCCGCCGATATTGGTGAGTCCGGTCACTGTGGTGACGGTGTTCACTGTCCCGACTGTGGTTACTGTCCCCAGCGTCTGGGCGCCGCCGAGCGGATCGATCATCACTCGCAACCGGCCGGATCCCGGTTCGATGGCGAGCCCGAGCAGACCCTCTCGGTTCGCCAGCGCCGAGAGCAGTTCCTCGATGACGCCGACCTGGACGGGCACCACCTCATCGGAGGCCAGCACGACTGGCGCAGACGCTGCCATGGTCGCCTGCCCATTGGGGTTGGCCGGTGAGTAACTCATATGACGAACCAGTCCGTTCCGTTTGAGATGACGTCGACCGACGCATAGCGCACAGCAAGAGCGGCACTGGCCCCGCCGTCAATCGTTTCGGAGGCATGGCGGGCGATGGTCACATTGTTGGTGCTGGCGTCGACCTTTTTCACCGTGACCAAAGCGTTGAGCGACGGGACCGGCAGGGTGACGGTGAGCGGTGCGGAGGTGGCGTCGGCCAGGATCACGTCCCCGGCGACGGCGGCGTAGGCCGTCGTCTTGGTCGCCACAGCCGCGACATAAGTGCCCGAATGTGCGTGGTTCCCGGCCGCGGCCTGGGCCGCCCCGGTGCCCAACGTGCGGCGGCTGGCGGTACCGGCGGCGGCGTCCGACGCCAGGCTCAATTTCGACTCGACGATGGCCGCGGCGGCGTCCACGTCGGCGTTCACGATGGCCAGCGCAGCCAGTTTGCTCTTGGCGATAGCGGCGGTGGCGGAGACCATGGCGTTCGTCACCGACAGGGCGCTCGGGGTGCGGGTATCGGACAGGCGGGAGTCGTTCCCCGCCGCGGCCTGCGCCGCGCCCGTCCCCAACGTGCGGAGGCTGCCGGTGCCGGCGGCGGCGTCGACCGCCATCGGGTCGGACCCGGAGGGTTCGTGGGCGGTGTGGTGGGCGGTCGATGCCTTGCCGGCCAGGTCGGAAACGAGGCTGGTGACGTCGGATTCGGTGTGGGCGTGGCCGGTGGCGGATTTCCCGGCGAGGGCCGTGGTGACCGTCGAGGCGAAGTTGGCGTCGTCGCCGAGCGCGGCGGCGAGCTCGTTGAGGGTGTCGAGGGTGCCGGGGGCGGCGTCGATGACGGCGGTGATGGCCGTGGCGATCGCGGTGGCGTGGGCGGCGGCGTCGCCGGTGTGGCCGTCGAGCACGTTGTGTTCCGACGCCAACGTGTTGTGGTCAGCGACATGCTCCGCGACGGTGTTCGCCGCGGTGCGGTTGGTGGGGAGCTGCGTCACGCCGACGCCACCGCGACCAGCAGCTCATGGGCCCACGACGTGCCCGGGGTCAACGACACCGGCCCTGTCATCGGGACCCGTTCGATCAGGGTGTCGCCGTCGAACAGGAGCGCTTCGTCGAACGCGACGGAGGTCGTGAACGGGCCGAAGAACCCTCGAGCCAGAGCGGAACCGTCGGAACGGGACCAGCCGCCGCTGACGACCTTGTGGCGGTGGTAGCCGCAGGCGACGGTGAGTTCGACACCGCGGCGGGCGAGACCGATCGACAGGGGCCGGTCTGAGACGAAGTACGCCTCGATCAGAGCCTCAGGTAGCGCCATTTTGCGACCTCTCGATTCGGATGGCGCGCCCGAGCCGGTCGCGCACTACAGCAAACCCGCCGTCGGCGAGGTCGGCGTCCAGGCCGGCCTGCTTCATCGGCATGGGAACCGCCGCCTTCACGGTCGGAGTGCCGGGCGGTTGGAGTTGCACCGATACCAGCCCGGTGTGTTTCAACAGGCGGAAGTCGTCGCTGTCGACGGCCTTGATCGCCGAGTCGGGATCGAACCCTTCGCGGATCAGGGTGGCGATCGTCTCGGCCCGGACGTTCTGGATGTTGGCGGCGTCCGCTTCGTCTTCCCGCAGGAACGCGATGTCGCGCTCGTCGAACCACAGTTCCGAATCGGACGGGACGGCAACGATGGTGGCGAGCGACCCTGACACGTTGCGCCACAACGGCCGCATCGTGATGTCCGCAAACCGGCGGCGGGCAGCGGCGAAGTTCCCCGCGTTCAACGACGACCCGGCGAGCCCTTCGGATAAACCGGCGATGACCGGGTGGACACCGGCGGCCATGGCGATCCTCGTTTCGAGGGCGCCCTGGACGCTCTTGATGTCGAGCTTGGAGAGGTCGGAGCCGATGACGGTGACGTCGGCGCCGCCGCCGGTGTACAGGGTCTTCCCGGCGTTGTCCGGGCCTTTGTGGGCGGCGTCCATCTTCTCGACGAACAGATCGAAGTTCGCCGGGGTGATCTCCTTCGGCAACGACACGGCCAGGTTCGGGGTGGCGGCGTTCTCCATGAACCGGGTCTTGTACCGGTTGAACGCGCCGTCGGCCTGGATTTCCCGGATGATCGGTGTCAGCCACGACATGCCCCGGTAGGTGGCCAGCGGGTCGGGCATCGGCGCGAAATGGCTGACTTCGTCGGGGAGGAAGATCGCCGGGGTGCCGACCCCGCGGCCGCCGTCGTAGTAGGCGTACCCCCGCCGTTTCCAGCCGACCGTGACCCGCTCGCCGTCGCGGCCGACGTTGGCCATGCGAGGCTCGAGGATGATGTCGACCCAGTCGGGGCGGAGCCGCACGACTTCACCGTCGATGATCGTGTCGTAGGCGTTGCCGGCCAGGTCGGCGTGGAGCAACATCCTCGCCAGGAGGTCGCCGGTGGTGCCACCCGGCCACGGCTGTTCGAGGATGGTGAGTGCCGGGGTGCCGAACAGGTCGCCGGGGCGGCCGTTGCGGATCTGGCGGAACTGGAAGCGGGCCTCGGAGAACGTCGCCAGCCGGATCTGTTCCACGCCGAACACGACCCCGTTGACCTTGAGGACACCTTCGCAGTAGCCGGCGAAGCTCGACTCGATCGACTCGGCCCGTTCCCGTCCCATCGTCGTGAAATGGCCGGGGATCCCGCCGTCGTAGGTGTGCCCGCCGAATGTGAAGCTGGCCACCCATTCGTCGAACGACATGCGCGACGGGAACCGGTTCGTGTCGGACTGGCGGACGAGGGCGTCGAGTAGTTTCACCTGGCCCTCGCTTTCAGATAGGTGGTCACGTAGGCGGCGACGAGACATTCAGCGCCGGCGGTCACGATCCCGAACGGGATGTTCCACAAGGCGAAACCGCACGAGATGAGGACCGCTCCGAGAACTGCGAGGATCAGCGCCACGCCACCATCGGCAGCGCGTCGCCCGGTTGCGCCCCCCACAGACCGAGGGTGAGTGCCACCAGCGGGCTCACATCGGTCGAGGCGTTCTTACGGGTCCACGCCCACGCGTCACCGACGGAGCGTTTGGCGGCGCCGGCGACAGCCTCGTCGAGTTTCGGGTGGTGTCGGATCTGGATCTTGCCGTCCATCACGGCGTCGTAGAACTGGCCGCAAGCGGCCACCATCTCTTTCGGTGACACGGGCTGCACGGTGAGCCCGGCCCGTTCGAGCTCGGGGATCAGCGACCCGGCCGGACCCACCGCGTCGACCAGCCAGCGGGCCGACCCGTGCCGCCCGGTCAGTTCCACCGCCCGGCCGACAATCCATCCCGTCCCGCCACGGTGGTCAACGAGCTCGGCCGCGCCGGGCGATGCGGCCACGATCGCCCCCGCGTTCCGTTCCGGGTTCACATCCAACGAGAACACCAACTCCCCTTCGGGACCCACGTCGTCGGCGCAGACAGCAGCCCAGTTCGCCCCCGGGATCACCCGATCCTCGGCCTTCGTCTGCTGGTTGAGGAACGCCCGACGGAACTCGCCATCAGCCAGGGTCGCCCGAGCATGAACAATCACCCGTTCGGTGATCGTCCGGCCAAGCGCCGGCATGCACCGCCGCCACGTATCCGGATCATCCGGATCCTCATCGGGATCCGCCGACCACTCGAAATAGGCAATCCCGGAGGTGACACCCGCGGCGACGGCCTCACGGCCCCGCTCGACCGCCCGGTTCAACGGAAACGACTCGTCGGTACCCATCGTGGAAGCGGTCAGGACCTGGGCGGCCTGGCGGGTCGCCATAGCCGGGATCATGGCCTGGTCGCGGCGGTCGTCGTAGTCGGCGAACAACTCGTCCTTCACACCGAGGTCGATCGTCTTGCCGTGGCCCGAGTCGGCCGTCGAAGCAAGGAGCACGATCCGGGACCCGTTACCGAACTCGATGGCTTCGTTGCCCATGCCTCGCAGGATCCGCCGGATCCCCAGCTTCTTGCGGCGAGGTTCCAGGATCGGGACCTGATCCTCGATCAGTTTCTTGCGGGCGTCGTTGCCGGACTGCGCCGAATAGACGATCCGCTGAGGGGTGTCCCAGCCGTGGGCCCGCTGGATCTCCCAGCCGAGCACCAGCGTGGTCTTCCCCGACTGGCGGGGCACCGTGACGATCACCTCCCGGTACACCGGCAGTCCGGTGGCCGGGTCGAGCTCGCCACCGACGTCGGCGACGAGCTGCTGCCACGGCATCAGCGGCAACCCGAGACGTTCAGCGACGGCGGCTATCGCCGGGCCGAACGAGAGACGGTCAGGACTTCTTGGCGTTGCCCACCGCGGGACGCACAGGGGTGCGGATGGAGAGGAGGAACGCCTGGGTGTCATCGTCAGTGTCACCGTCGGCTCCTCTCTCGCTCAGCGCTGTCACGGCCGCCCGGTACTCCCGCCACAAAGCGGCATTCTCGGGGGCGGCGTCCACTGCGGCGGCCAGCCCACGGGCCAGCGCCACCAGCGCCTCGTCGTGCTCCTCGAGGCGGGCCGCCATCGCCTTGATGGTCCGCTCGAGCCCATCGATGTTCGAACCGGCCTTGCGGCGCGGCACCTACCAGTCCCTTGACGGGCCGACCTGCCGCTTGTTGACCCGACCGGAGTTGCACTTCACGCAGGCCGGGACGAGGTTGTAATGCGGGTGACCGACCTCCGCCAGCGGCGGGACATGATCGGCGGTCGTCGCCGGCTTCCCACACCACCAGCAGGGCGGATGGGTGGCTAGCAGAACCGCCCTGGCGACCTCGTAAGCCCGTCCGTAGCCCCGAGCGGTCCGAGTGCCCGGCCGGGGCATCTCAACGGCCCCAGGCCGAACATACGAGGGAGTGTGTAAAACGGGAAGCGGGGTTCTGCTCCCCGACTCCGGGGGTGCGTCGCGGACCCACCCCCCTACCCATGGTCAGCTCGCCGGCTCAGGCTCAGGGTCTTCGTCGGGCTCGTCATCGTCGGGTGGGTCGGGGGTGGGTACGTCGCTCACGTCTGCCTCCGGGCATAGAAATGCCCACGGTCCTGTGGGGACAGTGGGCGCATATTGATTGAATGTTACCTGAGGGTATGCAGTTTGTCTAACGTGCCCGCCTGCGCTCGACCTCTTGCTCGAACCGTCGGCGGTTGTGACGCACGATGTTGTCCTCGGTGCGGGGCCGGCCGGTGCGTCGCTCGGTCATGTAGCAGGCGTCGCAGAGTTCGGAGCCCGCTCGGCGTGGGTCGGCTGAGTGGCAGTTCGAGCAGGTGGCCATCACGCTCCATTGTCCTGCATGCTCGGGCTTGTGCGGGTGGGGGTTCGGGTTGGCCGGCGCCATGG